TGCGGTCCTCTGGAGTTCCGAACCACGACAGGTGCCAGCCAGCATTCTCGATTCGCGGGAACTTCATGCGGTCGAGCCTGGTTGCTGCCGGTCCTCCTAGCTGATCTCGTCTGCCGACGATCTGTCCATACCAGGCTTCCTTATAGGCGAGCGTGGTCGAGTACACGAGATGGGCTGCGCCGATAGCTGAAGGAAGTCCGTCAAACGAGGTGATCGCCTCCCGCTTGGGGATCTCGTCCACGTCTCCGTAGATGACCAGCGCATCGCCGGGAAGATCCGCCAGCAGAGGGTTCGCGTAATCGCGCTGTTTGGAATCCCTCGTCCACGCATCAACCGTGTCTGGGCGGAGCCAACCGGTTTGGTAGATGCGGGTTCCAGAGATATCAGCCAATTCTGCCCGGACAACTTCGATCGGCGAATCCGGGTAGCGATTGAGGCGTTCCGTAAGTCGGTATGGCTTCGGTTCCCCCATGAACGTCATGTCGCCTTCGATGGCAACAAAGAGATCGACGATGCCCCGGAGCTGGTAAAGCCGACAGTCGAGCATGTCGAACTCGTCGTCGAAGACGAAGCAATCAACGATCACGTTCAGCCAATGTTGACGTTGATTCCGACCAGCCAGAGGATGGCCAGGATCAGAAAAATCGCGACCAGTACCCCACCCAAGTTGTACGAACGGTTCATGACTCTCCTTGGTGGGGAGGCTGACTCCTGCCCGAGTCAACCTCCCCGGAATGGGCTATGCCTGAACTGTGACAGCCAGGGTGGCGATGGTTCCGTCGCCAACGGCATCACACAGGTTGACGGTCCACGAGCCGTCGTCCTCGAAGATGAACGAGTTGAAGGCGTGGCCTCCGGACGCGCTGACGTTGAACACGTAGCTACGCCCATGTTCCGTTCCGCCCAGAAGAAAGGCGAGGTAGTAGCGATACTCCCCACCCGTACCGTCCGGAGCGCGGTTGTCGTCTGCGCCGGTCACATCGACGCGGCAGGCATCGACCCGGGCATGCGGAGAGGTCGGCGTGCAAGTGATTGCGGCCATTGATGGTCTCCTGCTGCGTCGAGGTGCCGCTCATGGGATTGAGCGGCCCCGACCTGTTGGTCTAGGACTCCTCGTAGGAGTAGCTGACGGTTTCTGCACCAGTGGCGACAGAATTCCAGTAGCCCGGGTTGCAGTCTGCATCCACGGCCAGCTGGAACACGGCGTACTTAGTCGTGGCGTTCGTCGCCGAATATGCCGTCGTGTCCCAAGTTGCCTTGTTGTTCGTCGTCCAGGTCGTGAAGTTGGTCGTCGCGACCGTCGAGGAGCCGTTGGTCGGGGTGATCCCCGTGACCTGCCCGGCGGTGAAGTAGAGGGTGGTCGATGTGGCGATTGTCCCGTCGCCCCAGATCCTGAAGTTCTTGACTTCTGTCGTGGGCCACGCGTCAACCTTGAGCTTGACCCACTTCTCGTAGCTGCGAGTGGCGACCGTGACCGGGAACGCCTGGCGGTTGGCCAGGGAGTTGGTGGCGTTGTCCGCCGAGATCAGGTCGATACCGGTGACAGCGGCCGATTCGGTAGCTGCCCCAGCTGCGGTGTAGACCCTAAGAGTAAGAGTCGCAACCATTTACTTTGTTCCTCCTGACGAAGGTCCTGCGGGAGACGGCTCCCGTCGCGCCTTTTGGGCGTCCAGAACTTCCCTCGCCGTCGGCACGTCAGCAAGACGAACCGCGCCGGTGGGGGTGACCATGAACAGGTCGTCGTACTCTGGCCCGAGAGGCTCGCGACCGTCGTCGATGCGAGCTTCGTTGGGGGTCTTCCAGGGGAACCCCGCCAGCGCCGCCTTGTTGATATCCGCCTGCTGCTTGCTTTCCTTGAGGTTCAGGGCCAGGAATCTGAACGCCAAGCCGTTCTCAGGACCACCAAACGACTTATCCCAGACGATCTCCCGCGTGAGGTAGTCCTGGATCAGCGACATAAGCGGGCGAAGCCCGCGATCTTCGGTCTGCTGCATCTGGACTTCAGACGTCGCGCGGTTGATGTCGTAGGTAATGCCAAGGTCCTGCGGCGAGATCGCAAAGACAGCAGCGATCTTCCGAACGAGATACGTGTTCCATTCCTGGAACTGCATATCTCGGTTGGAGTCGTTGAACTTGATGAAGGCCGGAGCCTTCGTGCCACCCAGGAAGCCGAGCGCACCGCGACCGGCGACCTCTGCGTCCCAGTAGGACTTGAACTTGTCGACATCCTCTGGACGGGCACCCTCACCGAGATGAAGCACGCCGTCGGGAGCCGCCTGGGTTACCTGCTTGCGGCTGTACTCCGAGCTGGAGATCTCCGCGTCGATGGTGAGCTTGAGCGTCTCCAGCGGTGAGAGCCCGACGACGCGATACGTCGAGGGGTTCATCATCATGTAGATCATCTCGTCGTTGCGCCAAGCCGCCCGCTCTTGCCAGTCCGGATACCAGAAGTAGCGGTACTCGCGCTCGTCGCCATCCCACAGGGCGCTGACCTTGACGGTCCCGCCATCCACTCCCCACAGCTCGACAAGATCTCCACCGACGGTGCGGACCTTCTCGATAACTCCCGCGTCGAGAACCAGGATGTCCTCGATGAGCGGCTCGATGAAGTTGCGGAAACTGTCGGCCTTCGCGTTCGGGGCGATCAATAGCTCCCGGATGCGGTTCTGCATCGTAAGGTTGACTTCAGGCTCGGTCGGGCTGGCGGGAACGATGTCCCATTCCGCCGACGCGATCTGGCTCTTGCGGATGTTGATCGCGGCGCGCACCCATTCAGAGTGCTCAGCCCAGCTTCGGAGCTGGGGCACATTGGACTTCCCGATCCGGCCCCTGCCGGTGCTGCCCGCGATTGCCGCAGCCGAGTTGGCCGTGGCAACCAGGACCGGGACTTTGTCCGGCGTGGACTTGGGCTTCTGGCCCTTGTTGACGTAAGCGACGAGGGCTCCCATCAGCGACTCCGCAACGTTTTGCGCACCGCATCGGCCTGGACCTTGTTCGCGTAGTCCGCGACCATCTTCCAGTTCGCCTTCTGGCGCGCCTCCTCGTACGTCATGTCGTACGTGGGGAGTCCTCTCATGAGTAACGCGAGGTGGTCAGGCACCTCGCGGATGCCATCACGAAATTCAATTTGCATCCTCATCCTCGTCCCGGGCCTGAGCCCGCAGGCACAATTCGCAGGTCTTCTCGTTCCACTCGAACATTTCCACCACTGGGTCATCCTTGGTGTAGACCCGCCCGCAATACGTGGTCGTCCCGTCGAACACGATGTGCCAGGACTCGAACTTGACCCATTTGGTTTCCACGTTCATCTCCTCAACGTGCCGAACACCAGTCGCGTACCCGCCAGGTCCATGGCGTAGCCGAGCGCGTCCGTCATGTCGTCGTGGCCCTTCGGGAAACTCAGCAATTCCGTCTCGAAATCCGAACCCCGGAGTCCCTCGTGATGCCATACCTTGTGCCCCTCGTACCGGGCAGCCACCGAACGCGCCCGGGTTGTCTTGTCCGTGTCCGCCTTCTTGCCCACGACCGGGCACGGCGAGGTGTTCAGTAGGTCCTGGATGAGGGTGGACTGGAACTGCTGGGACTCGATGATGACCCGCTCCATGGATGGGAACGCCATCCATCCGTCAAGGACAAACTCTCGATGTCCTGAAGAACGCTTGTCTCGGAAGACAGAGAGAACGTAGTGGTTGTATTCAGCGTCTTCGGCAACGATGACCCTAGCCGTGTAGTCAGCCCGTTCCTTTTCGGAACTAGCCAGGTCCACACCCATACGGATGCGGTATGAGCGGTCTGATGGCAGCTCCGTGAAATACTGGAAGTTCTCGCGGCGGAAGATGTTGCCAGCCATGAGCCCCGTGATGTCGTTGAGGTAGGAGCAGGCGAACATGGCGAGGCCCATGTCATCGCGCTCCCGGTACAGCGCCTCCAGGGGCCAGACCTCGGGCCAGAGCGCGACATCGTTGCCTTCCTCGTCCTTCGTGATCGCACCCTTGACGAGATGCGGCCAGTGCTTGTCTTCGATGAGCTTCTCGTAGAGATCACCCTCGCCCCAGCGGGTACCGATGACGATGATCGAGCCCCCTGGTGCAAGACACGGCTTGAGCGTCTTCCAGAACCAGTTCTCGATCTTCTCCATCTGGTCGATGTTCGCACAGTTCTCCTCGTCGATGATGTCGTCGCAAAGGATGATGTCGAACCGCTTGGAGATGATCGCCCCGAGCGCGCCGTTGGAGTAGAGGTTGACGTCCTTGGTCTGGAGCAACGGTGAGTCCGCCAAGATCCACTCGACGTCGGTCCACTTCTGCGTGGAGACGACGTTCCCGAACAGCTCCCTGAACCGCTCGTTCATCTCGTAGGTGGAACGAATCGCCCGCGAGAACGCATTGCTCTGCTTCGCTGTGTTGGAAATGACAGCGACCCGAAGGGTCTTCTTCGGGTCGGCTGCTAGTTTCCAGGCGAGGTAGATCGTGTTGGCCCAGGTGGTCTTCGCGTGCCCCCGGGGCTCCAGGATCACCCCATGCTCTTTCTTGCGAAGGCGCTCCTCGATGAAGTGGATCATCTCTGCGTGATGCAGAGCGGGCTTGTATCCGGCTACGTACTCGCCGAATGCGAGCGGGTCATGCTTCGCCAGCTTCGCTAACAGCTGGGTCTCCAGTCTCTGTAGCTGTTCCTTCGACAAGACGGGCCCTTGTGAACGCAAGAAGCTCGCGTAGCTCTGCGGGGTTGGCTCCGTCCCAGGGATCAGTGACAATCTTCGTCTCCCTCCGCTCCGTCGGCTCCCCGAGAAGGAGCTGGAGAGTCTGGATCGCCTGGACGGCTTCCTTCGTCCCCACGGTGACCTTGTGATCCTTGAGGTTTTGCAGGTACTCGTACAACGTGGCGCGCATCGCGGTCACGGAT